ATTAATTCTTTTTTGATTCCTATGTGTCCTCTGTTTCCTTGTGGCATTATTAATCAGCTCCTTTCTTTTTAGATTTTCTTTTCTTAATTTCTATTTCTTTCTCTTTAACTTCATCAAAATATCCAGTATCTAAATATTTTTTCGCTTTTGATTCATCATCAGTTATTACAAATTCACCAGGTTTAAAAACTCCTAATCCGACTACTTCTAATTCAGTTTTTCGATTATATTTCAATATCATAAAATCACCTTCTTTTAAGTCCGAGTTACAAAATTTTGCCTTAAAGTTATTTTTATATCTATATCTACTCCTCTATACGGATAAGAATTAAAACTAAATCTAGTATCCGGGAAACTAAAATATAGACATTCCCCATCCAGATCAATATGAGCGCCGAGAGCTTTTTTAATATCGAAATTAACGTCTAATATTCCTTTAGTAGTTTCATCACCTACTATTTGTTTATCCACCTCGAAAATCTTTATATAGGCATAAATAGTGGCAGTAAAATTTATCTCCGTATTATGAGGCATGGTTATCGCCTCTTCTGGTGCATTGGTAGGTTCCAAGATAATACAGGGGAAATTATTTGTTGGGATATTATCGCGTGTCCCTGCATATACGATTTTAATATAGGTTTTTAAAACAGCATCCTCTTCTAAAATTGTTTTAACCTTATTCCAGATAGTCTCTAATTTCATTCTTTAGTTATCTCCTCTAAATATTCGGTGAAGATCCTGACTATATTTGTTTTATCCTCTTCCTGGAAGAGTAGAAATTTACGCTGGGGTATTTTTGCAGTCCTTGCCTTCTGGTGAACATGCATAGCAAAAACATCTTCCCCAGTGTCAGGATCAACCCAGTGTAGAGCCCTCGCTTTTACCGGAAAAATATCTCTTGCCGGTATTTTAATAGAGCCACCTTCTTGGTGTATCCTCATATAATCAAGTCTAGTTCCTATTTGGACTTCCTGATCAGATACGACTTCATAAACAATAGAGCCTTTTCCCATCCCGGTATCCTGTAATATCTTTGCTCCTTTTCCTTCTTTTCTTCGCATGGCAATAGTCATTGGTGAAAGTGGGGCCCATTTTGTAGGTCTACCTTCCTCTCTAAAATTTTTATCGATAGAGCCTAACATTAATATCCCGCATTGTTTTAAAGGTATACGAAGGTTTTTAGCTTTATCTCCAGCCTTCTTTAACAAAGCCTTTACCTTCTCATCATCTTTTATCTCATAACTGATTAGCGCTCCATTAGTCATTATTTAAATCCTCTATCTTATCAGGATCAGGACCCCAGCAAGTTTCATCCCTCTCATCAAAAGTCCTTTTATAATCTTTAGTAGTAGATTGAATTGCCCCCACCTTTACAGTAATACCTTCAATCTGTTTCGTACCACTAGCAATATCTTTAAGGGTCTCTTTTGCTTCTTTATATCGGTCAATCCATTCATTGGTACTCGGTATTTTTCCCGAATACAATCCTCTTATCACATAATAAGAGGCAATGTCCTCAGCTAAAGATTTTATGATAGCCGGGGTAGTCTCTAAAGCGTCAATTGCAGCCAATAAATCAGATGAGAAAGCTGCCCTTATCTCTGCATCAGCTTTGATGATAGCTTTAGCCAGTAATGCAGCAGGTACTTCATTTGTTGACATATTCAAATTAGTTAAAACGTCAGTATTTTCACAAAAAGCCATTTAAATCTCCCTTGTTATTAGAGGGGAAGAACATAATCCTCCCCCTCTAATTTTATTTATTAAGTTATAGCCGGTGATATCCTATATCCACAAGCAACACAAACCATTTTTTCAGCTTCTATGTCACCCACTTCAAACCAATCACTATGTCTTACTTCTATCCTTGCCCTTCTGGTTTGAAACGGTTGAGATTGGAAGGTATAACCTAAAGAGAATTTCTTTATTCCAGGTTTAGGTTCTACATAGGCCAATATGGCATTCTTACCCCAGAGATAAGATAAAACTTCAGGCTTCCCTTCTTTGGCTGTATTATAACCAGCTTTACCGACTATTACCTTTTCTATTTCAAATACACTGGCCATAAGATCAGGAGTAACTACGCCTTTTTGAACGTATTTAATCCGATCCAAAATATTGGGATGGTGTTTCAACTTATCGTAAACAGCCTTTCCTAATAGCAATACATTGGGTTCTTTAAAGATTACCGAATGTATGGCATCTTTACCGGTTTCAATATCTCCTATAGGATTAGAACCGTCAGTATAAACATCCCATTTAATAGATGGAGCATTGGCTGATAAGTTTGCCTCTAATATATCTTTGATCCTCATCTCCAAGCCTAATTGAAGGATATCAGTTATAAATTCTACGGTATCTACTTCAAGATTTAGAGGGCTATCAGCGTTATCTCTTTCTATATCATCAATTAAATCATTTAAGGCATGCTCATCGCACACATAACCATCAGTGGTTACTTTCCAATCCACAGTTCTTGATTCGGATCTAGGAGCCCTCAAAGTTTTGGGAATCCTAAACCGATCAGCTTTATCATCATATATATAATATATGTCCGATTTCTTTTTAACTCCCACAATTGGCATTAATTCTGTTCCAACATAGGCCGCATTACGGTACATTATGGAAATATTAGTTAATATTTGATCTTTATGAACATTTTCCGGTTCTGGCATTTAATTTCACCTCGATTCTTTTATAAATTATTTATTATCCAGCATGAGAAACAGGAGAATACATGTGAGTTATTAAAACTTCAATTATTTCATCTATTGCACCAGCAGCTTCCAGAGCTATTGCCCCAGCATACTCATCGGCAGCATCCACTACTTCACCGACTCCGGTAGCAGTAGAAGTTAATGCTTCTCCTTCATCACAAGCTTCACCCATTACTAATTTACTCGTACCTAATATTCTTACCCTGGCAGCCCTTCCAATTGCAGGTATATTTTGCAGTATTCCAATAGATACTCCATTTAAACCACAAGCGACAACATCGCCATTGACATCGAGTTTTACAAAATAATATTGCTTAGCAGTTAAGGCTTCACCAGCTTTAAGAGTTATATCTAAAGCTCCAACAGCCTGAGACATATTTAACACCTCTTTTCGTTTTTTATTTTATTAGATTATTTTTTCTTTTCTTCAGTAGACTCCAGAACGGCTAAGACAGCATCTCGATAGGATACGTCTTTATGCTCATCCATGTACTTCTGGACCTTCTTTTCTTCTGGAGTTAATTTATCTTTGCCTTCTTCTTCTTTTTCTCCACCCTTGCTTAATTCAGCGAAAATTTTGTCAGAGAAATTAGGTTGAAGTTCGATAAATTTCTCCAGTAGTTCTCGCTGTGAAAGTTCAATTTCTTTGCTATCTACCATAAACTTGATCTTCTTTTCATCAGAAGTGGACCCTATAAGAGTCATCAAAACTTCTTTTTGTTTAGGTAGAAACCGCATGTCTTTTTCGGAGCAGTGGGTATCAATAAAGGTTTTAATTTCGGCTTCTCTTTTTTCCTTAGAGATCTTATTTAGTTTTTCTTCTGATTCTTTAGACTTCTTTTCTTCAGCTTCAAATTTCTCTTTATAACCTTTTTGTCCCTCTGCTTCCTTGGTAACTTTTTCATAATCTTCCACTGCGACAAATTTCTTTCCCTCTACTTCTGTAATTTTTATTCCGTTCGCCATAATATAAATCACTTCCTTTCTTTTTATTTTTTCTTGTTTCTCGTATATAATTAAATTAGCATTTTCATCAGCATCATATAAGGCAGCAATATCTTTTAAATTAGTTATTGCTGGTAGATCAGCACCTAAAAAGGCTATTGCCGAAAGGACCTTTTCATACTTTTTCTTGGTGCTGGGCTCGGTATAATCATATAAAATTTCACTGGATATCCTCTTATATGCTCCATTTTTAATCAAGTCATATAGGACCTTAGGAACTTCCTTGATATCTACTAAAATTTTATTCCCTGCTCTCTTTAATTTGGTGATCCAGCCACCAGCAGGATATCCCGATTTTTGTAATAATTCCTGTTTGTCATCATGGCCTAATTTCACTTTGGGTTTTAATTTATCGATTATTTCATTAGTACCATTTACGATATTGTCAAGATCCTCATCGGTAATTTTATGCTTATTCCATTCTCCAGTACCAAATACCTCAACATCTTTAAGCTCATAGGTCTGGGAATAGGCTTCCAAAAGTGCTAATTCCATAGTAGTTAGATTCCCCTGCTCTTCAGTTTTAACCCAGTTACCTTCTTTGTCCTTCTTCCAACCTGCTTTTTTCAATCCAGCCCAGGCAGTAGCAACTGCTAAAGCCTCTTGGTCATCTCTATCTTTATAAGTTTCCCAAGCCGAATTAAATATATCAATCCAAGTCTTTTGGGCTTCGACTGGTAATTTTTTTATCCCTTCCGGGATATTACTAGGATATTTGTAAGGCATATAACTCATCTCCTTCCATATTTATAAAATCCTTACCCTTCATCGGTAAGGCCCTAGCTTTCAATTCTGGTTTAATCGCCTCAAATGTTTCATATTTAGTTACTGGGATTAATTGTGAGCGACATTGATAATGTAATGGTGGAGTAAACCTGGCTATATCAGGATCACCATATATAAATATTTGGCCATCGAGGGCTTGACAGATTTCAGTAGTTCGGTCATCCATTATAGCTGAAAACATTTCCCCGGCCATGATGTCTTTTACCTCAGGATCTTCCATCATGTCTTGCCTGCCTTGGTTATAGGCATCTGAGAAATTAGTCCTAACTATATTTTCTAAATGCTGAGCAGTTAACAGTTTGCCTTCTTTTATTTCTAATACTCCCGGATTAGCAAACTTTTTAAAAAATTGGTCTAATAAGAACATAATTTCTGGAGTGGTTGAACCGTTTTTCATCCCAGTATAAAGTATCCCTTTGGCATCCTTTAAGATAGTATCTCTTGTTATTCCAGCAATCCAAAAAGCCTTGTTTTTTAAATATTGCAAAGCCTTTTCAGCAGGCAATCCCACAAATTTTTTAATTTTTAATTCACTTTCTACTTCACTCATTCCATATTCAAATAATTCCTGTAGCCATTTTCCAATACAATCTCTAAATTCACCGACATAATGTAATTGAATTTTCTCTACTTCCCGGGCATTCTGGGATTCCATAATCTTGGCTTTAGTTATTGATTTTTTAAGAGCATCTTTTTGCCAAATCAAGATCTCTTCAAGTTCTTCTTTGGCTTTTACTTCAAAGTTATCTAAATTCTTGATTATCCTGGTAAAATTACATTTCTTTTCATATTGATTAGGTTGTCTTAATAATTTAGTTAAGAGCTCGGGGCCCCGAGCTTGATAATTTTCTGTAAATGGTAAACCTTGTGGTTTTGGTTCAGGTAAAACTATCCCCTCTTCTTTTGCCGGGATCTTCAAAAATCCTCTGACCCATTCCTCTTCTTGATTAATCAGCCCTGCATCAACTAACATCTTGGCAATTTCTGCTTTAGCCTTCTGATCATCTTTAATCAGCGATTCAAATTTAAAATAAGGATATTTAGGTTGAGGGAAGTTAAAATCTATCAATCGTTTTATAACCTGTTCCCGGATTATAGTATCTTCAGTTTCATTG